CCCAGAACAGCCCCGTAACCTCTCCGTACATAAAGCCTAAAACCGCTCCGACAGCTCCTGCTATGCTGTCAATAATTATCTGTATCTTGCTCATTTTTTCGTCCTTTCTGCCTATTCGGCTAAAAAATCTTCTATTGCTATCATCTCGGCAGGTGTCAGAGCGACATTCGTCGAGAGAATATCAATCTTTTCGGGTATATCAACATCAATGTTGAGCAGCTCCTCAAGCTCCTCATTGCAAACATCTACGTTTTCAGGGCGGATAACGTACTTCTCGCCATCCTGCTCGCCGTATTTCTGCAAGAGCTTCTGCCTCTGCTCATTGTACAGCTTCGTTTCCTCATCTATTCTCCGTGCCAGCTTTGCCACAGCATACGACTGTATGACGGGCAGTTCCTTGCTCATCAGCTTGCTTATGACGGGGATTGCATTTACTACAGTTGATAACTTCATAGCTTCTCCTTACTCTGCGTCCTGAGCGGTATATACTGCGGTCTGAAACTCCGTATAATCCGCTCTGACTGTGGTTTTATTTTCTTCATACAACTCAGCGTTTGATACTGTCATGCTCATCGTTACGGTCTTGTCCGTCCTTATGGTAGCGCTGAAATACGCTACGGTCTGTTCGTTGCCCTCTCCGTCAGTGATATAGCTTGTACCGTCAAACTGTGTTGTTTTGTTACTTCTAAGCATAATTAACTCCTTTCGCTTAGTGCTTTTCTTAATCTTTTTATCTCATTCCACATCAGCGGAATAAACTGCTCATACGCAAGTGCGTATTGACTGCCATCGCCGTTTATATCGCAGAATCCTGCAAAATCGTCTGTCGAAAGCCCGCATTTTTGTAAAGCGGATAAAACATCTTGTGCGATAAAGCCGTAGTTTTTAGCGGTTGAATTGTCACCGTTATAGAAAAACGACTTTCCGTCAAGATAATCAAAAAGGTTTTCAGATTTGCTCGGCAAGTCGGCTATGTGGTTTTTCATACGGGCGTCGGATGAAACGGATATGGTACTTGAAGATGTCAGCGATGAACCTATCAACGATAAAGCTAAGTTAGAGTTGCCAACCACAATTTTTGATGATGAACACGCCAGCAACCTGTTTGCGCCATGATAAATTAATGACGGGTTCGAAGAATCGAAAAGGATGCCTCTTTTGAATGCAACATAATCGTTAAATACAGGCAACCATTTGTACACATCGGGAGAAATGCCACCTACCCCATAGTAACCCGCAATACCAATTGAGCAAATAGTCTTGTTTTCGTAACTGAAATAAATATCCGAAACGTCTATGCCACTTGAAAAGCGAGTTTTAATGTGAAAAGTTGAATTAAATCCATCGTTACTGTTTTTTTTACCATCGCAACACACACTGTATGCTGCAATATAGGTATTGCCGTTCATCTTATCCTTGTAGCCTAAATCTATTCGTCCGTATAATCCAGCACCACCAATTTGATTGGTGGCAACTATGCCTATTCCTGTTTTGCTATAGTCACTAAAATCAGTTGATCCCGGAGTAATATACCCAAGCTCTCTACCTAATGAATAGAACCGTATTTGCCCATTGTTCATTTCAGTTCCGTATTCCCCGTTATACGCAGAAAAACCTCCCAAAACGCTGATATTAACACCAGCCGTTTCATTTGTTCCTTCTTTGTGATTAATTGTGTCCAGCCCGTTATACAGTGAATTATTGCTTATCGTAAATCCACCTATCGTTCCACCCGTAGCTGTAATAGTGCCGGTGCTGCTTACTTTGAAGTATTTGCTGTCCCACTCGCCCGTTGCCAGCGTCAGCTTCATACCAGTGCCTTTTGCAACATCATAGTTGCCGCTTTTGATAACTCCGCCCACAATCACATCACCTTTGATTTTGGTCTCCGCAATAATCTCCAAGGCCTTGCTTGTCAGCTCCATACTGCTTTCCGATGTTCCCGATTTTACAATCCACGATATTTTGTCGGCTTTCTGCTCTACGGCGGAAACCTTCTGCGTTACGCTGTCGTTTGTCGCATATGTGCTTTCAACAGTTGCCTTAAAGCCGTTTACCGTTTGCTCAAGACTTGACTGCTTGCTTGATAACGATGTTATTTCGGCTGTGGTATCCTCAGGAGCAGGTGACCAGTCCGTAGCCTTAGTGCCTTTTTCGAGCTTGATATTGCAAGCCTCAATCATGCCGTTTTTATCAAGCGCAAGTGCCACGCATTCGAGTTTTGCTATGTCGCTGTCATTTATCGTCCACGTCTTCTCGTAATATATCCACTTATCCTTTTCTGTCTGACTGCTCACCGTCAGCGACAGGGCATACAGCTTTTTATCATCTGCCGAGCGAAATCTTGCCATTACATACCCGCTTGCGTCAAGCTCGACATCGCTTCTGACCTTTATCCACGCCGACAGAGTGTAACTTGCGCCAACCTCGAAATCTGTCAGAAAGTGCCTCTTGTTCGTGCCAAAATATCGTGCATTGCCGGAATAGCCGGTTCTGGATATTGCAAGGCTATTTCCTGATATTCCGCCATCAACCGTTATTATAGTGTTACCGCTCCAGCCGTTTTTGATGTTCCCCGTGCTGTCATACAGCAGATTTCTTCCACCTATCTGTATACTGTCAACCGCTGACTTTGTGGCGTATGTTTCCGACACTGTTGTCCGAAAGCCCGACAGGTCGCTTTCAAGAGCGGAAGTACGGGTGCCGATACTGCCTATGCTTGCAGTCAGCTCCGTGAATTTTGCATTTATCGTCTGAGATGTTCCGTCTATGACGACCTTACTTGTATTAAGATAGGTGCTGTTGTCGGCATTGATACCGTCAATGACGCTCGATATATCCAGCTTACTGCCGCTGATATGTGCATCATCAGCTACCATATCATTTTTGATAATGCCGCTCTTTATGCCGTCTTCGTGAAGTCCGTCATAAGAAGTAAACATTATCTTTCCGTTTGCATCGGTAACGTAAATGCCATAGTCGGATTTACCGTCCTCGCCTATCTGGACACGGACGGTATTATTTACATCCTTGATCTGTATTGTGTTTCCGACTATCTGCAATTTTCCGCTGCTTGATTTTATCGTAAAATCATCGGTTTCGATGGTCTTTGACCGGAAGTTTGCGGCTGTAAGGTCCTTTATCAGCGCAGTCGCTATTTCCGCATTTTCGGCAGTCAGCTTTATAGATGTCAGTTCACCCGTTCCGGCTTTGCCCGACAGCAGAACATCTATGTTTGCAACATTGGATTTCAGTGATTTAAGCGTTGCCGTATCGGCCACAAGGTCATCTATATCCGCTTTCTTTGCATACAGCTGTTCAACATCTGCTTTCTTAGCTGCCAGATTATCAATCGTGGCTATCTGTGCGGAAAGCTCGGTAATATCAGCCTTTGCGGCATAGACGTTTTCGAGGTTTGCAATCTGTGCATTAAGCTCTGCAATATCCGCTTTTTCGAGTAATGCTTGTTTTGCACTGATTATATCTGCGGTTATTCGTTCCGCCTGCTTCTGTGCAGGCGACTTATAGCTTTCGCCGCTGTCCGCAGACTGTTCTTCAGCCGGTGCTTCTATTGTCATAGACAGGCCGCCGTTATATGCCACGGAAATAGTAGCGGCAGGAATTTTCACAGTTTCTCCGCCGTAGGTTATGCTCACCATATCCCACGCATCTATCAGCATATTGCCAAGTCTTAACGGGATTTCACCCGTGCGGTATTTAAATCCGTTTAATGACTTCTGCACCGTGTTCAGCTGATTTTGAGTCATAAACAGGCAGTCGTATGTTATCGCAGTGCCTGTGCCGGCTGTAAAATCTCCGCACACCACACGTCCGACTGTACTATCGTCGGTAGCAACTGTGGGTGTGTCATAGCAGTTTTCGGACAATTGCACCGTAGTGTCAAACCACTTGAACGCTATCTTGCCGGTACGGTCACAAACGGCGAATTTGCCGTACAGCCCTGCGATATATCCGATTATTTCACGGCAGGTATAGCCCTCCGGCTTGTCCTTTATCGTTACCGCCGTAAGCCCCGAAGTGTTAAAGGCAACGCCGCACTTTGTCGCTATCTCAGACAGCATTTTCAGCGTTGTGGACGGATACGACAGGCTTGAAAAACAGCCTTTTTCCGTCTTTGCCATGTTATCCTCAAGCGTTACCGACAACCGTTTTCCGCTTTTCTCGATTTTCTTTACCGTAAGCACTCCCTGCGGGGCGTATTCTCCGTTCACGCCAAAATACAACGTGCAAGTGCTTCCCTTTCTGACCGTCGCAGGAAGTGCCGACAGCTCGACTTTTGCATTTGCTATGACAGTTCCGCCCGGCACTATGCTCTCACTGCACGATCCGCCCGAATAGCTTACGCTGAACAGATCGTTCACCGTTACATTATTACCGAAATCCAGCTTGCAGCAGTAGACAGGCTCAGCACCATTAACGGCTGACAGAAAATCATCCGAAACATTTGTATACAAGCTATCACCTACCTTTCTATCAGATTTATTGACACGCTCTTGTAATAATAGCCGCTTCCTGCGTACAGCTTACCTGTGGCGGTGAGATCTGTACTGTATGCGGTTATCTCCTTATATTCGCCGTCATAGTCGAATTTTACGGCAAAATAATCGGGTTTATTCTCAAACAGATTACGCAGGCTCTTCACCTGCGCTTCTGTGAGAAAAGACCATTTAAGCTCTATCTTGTATTTCCAGCAAAGTATGCTTCCGACGGTTGTTCCTGCGGCATTTCTGCCGGTGTTTGGTTCCCACGTCTTGCATCGTGTGGCATTATAGCCGTCAATATCGGGCGGCGGGAGTAGAACACCCTTAACCCATATCAGATTTTTAGCCAAGTGCATTTACCCCCGTTCTGTATGTATTCTCCTTGTTCAGACGTACTATCAACCGGTAAAGCGTTTTACCGTCAACCTCACCCTTAGCGATAAGATTAAGACCTTTCAGAAACTCCAGTATCTCACGAAGCAGAAGTACGACTTCCGTCATATCTCCGCCTTCGCCGATTATGTCCTTGAGCTTTGACAGAGGCGCAATTACCTCCGGGTCTGTTCCTGCATTACGGTTATCACCGACCATTGCAAGCGTAGGCGCATACGCAAGACCGCCCTTTGCAAGTTTAGGTATCAGCGGAGGATTTTCAGGCATTGAGAAATGCCAGTCCTGACCGAACAAATCGCCTATTGCGCCTGCCACACCGCCGATAGCGTCAACTATACCCTTAACTGCGTTGTAAATGCCTGTCCAGAGCATATTAATACCGTCGATTATCAGATTGATAACGCCTTTGATCACGCCCCAGATTGTGTTCCAGATACCGCTGAAAAAGTCGCATATTCCCTGCCAAGCCTTATTCCAGTCGCCTGAAAATACACCTGTTATAAAGTCTATCAGTCCGCCGAAGGTCTTAATAATACCGCCGATTATATCGCCGATAGCGGTAAATACAGTGTCAAAAACGCCTTTGACCGCCGCCAGTACATTTTTTATCGTGGGTCCCAACGTTTTCACGAACCAATCGACAAACGGCTTTAGAAAATTCCATACTGCTTTTACGCAATCCACGATTTTTGCGACAACGGCAACGACCTTTACATAGACAGGCTTTATTGCTTTGTCCCACAGGGATTTTATAAGGTCACATACCCACTGTATAACGGGCTGTATCCACTCTTTATAGACCGTCAGCACTGTATCACCGACTGAAGTTATAAGCGACTGAATAGCTTCCATCATCGGTTCGCCATACTGCGACCATAGCTTTGCCGAGGTTATCCACAAATCGCTCCATACGCCCTGCAAGGTTGTCAGTATCGGCATAACACCGGTTACAAAAACCTCGTCGAATATCGTCTTGACGGTTTCAAAGAGCGTCGTCATAACCTCTGCGGTCGCCGTCCACTGATCTGTCAGCAACGGTAACACGGTTGTTATCATTGTGTTCAGCGAAGGGAAAATAACGTTATCCCACAGCTGACCGAACACAAGATTAAACGTATCTCCAAGCCCTGAAGCTATCGTACCTATTGACTTAAACGCTGTCTGAAGCGCCGGAGTCAGATTATTTGTAAAATAGTTCTTGAACGGCTCGGCAAGAGTTGCCATATCACTCCAGGCCTTGCTCATATTATCCTTGAAGCCTTCTATAACGGGTGCGAATTTTTTGCCTATCTCCGCAAATATCGGAGCAAAATTTGTGTCGAAATACTTTTTGACGTTTGCAAACTGCTTTTTCAGCAGAGCAAACACCTTTTTAATCTGCTCACGGATCTTATTTCCGATACCCTCGGCTGTCTTATCGCCCTCGCTGTCAAGTGCAGAGAGATCAGAGGAGGAGCTGTCGCTCTCGTCCTTTGAAGCAACATTCATCTCATCAAAACTTGCAAGGAAACGGCTGTTTTCCTTAGCCTTTTTTCCGACAGCTTCGACCTTTTTTGCCGCTTCAAGCGACTTTTTATACGTTGTGCCGAACAGCCCAGAAATAAAGCTCGCTATAGCTTTTGTCGCTGTGGCAAGTCCGGATGCCAATGTATTAAGCGCAGGCATGATAGCGTTTACTATAGGCGTAAACGCAACCTGAAGATTGCCCTTTATCTGCTTTACACTGTTGCCGAACTCCTCGTTTGCACCGATAGCGTCCGACATTACCGACTTTATGCCACGAAACGCCGCATAAAGCCCTGCCATAAGAAACGTAGATTTAAGTGCGGATTTGATACTTTTGCCAAGCCCACCTATTGTCTTACCGAATCCACCGGCAGAAGTTTTTGCTTTGCCGAGCGATTTTTCAGCGGAAGCACCTACTTTTTTGACCGACTTTTCAAGGTTATCAACAGGTTTTTCTGCTCTTTTGAAATGGCTTGCAAAAGAGGAAGCCAGTTTTTTCACAGGAGCAATGACCGAGTTATTGACCGCCGTGCCTACCGTTTTCAACGTGTTTTTTACCTTCGAAACAGGCTGTGTTATCTTGCTTGCCGCCTTATCGACCGTTTCCAGCACCTGCTCAATCTTTTTACACCCCGAATCCAGTACGGCGGTAGTTTTTTCTACCGCACTCTGCACTTTTTCGTTTGATGCAGCAGCCTCTGTTACCGCTGTTTTAACCTGCAGCATTTTGTCTATCAGCATCGCTATGACAGGTAACGATTGCAGATTTATGTTGTTTGTGCTTTCAGGTATCTTGTTTACCGCTTCGGCAGCCTGCCGTGCGGCTTCAGCCAGCTTTTTGGCTTCTGCATCCGCTTGCATTGCCTTATCTATCTTGGCTTTAGTGGCTTCGGACTGCTGCTGCAGTTTCAGCATACTTGTTTCAACGGCGTTTATTTTTTCTATTATGGCATTGCCCTTTTCGCCTGCCATGTCTTTATCAGACATTGCCGCCATTTCTCTGTTAAGCTGTTTCCACTTCTCCTGTGCAAGCTCTATTTTTTCGTTAGTCAGCTCAAGACTTTTGTTCAGACGGTCGATAGGTTCGGAAGGAATTTCAAAACTGCCGACATCAATTTCGGGAAGCTCCTCTTTTTCTTTGGACTTCTTCTTATCGCTTTTCGGCTGATAGTTGTTCACGAAATCCATAGCTTCTTTGCTATAACCGGGTCCGAACTCGTACTTGTTATTTATCGCTTTGCCAAGGCTTTCTGATTCCTTTTCCGCTTCCTTTACAGGCTCAACAAGCGCCTTTTCCAGCGTTTCGGAAGCCTTTTCGGCACTTTCGGATATAGAGCTTTCAAGCGTCTTTCCTACCTCTTCGGCAGGCTTTTCGACCTTCTGCACAGCCTTTTCAACGCTCTGCGTCACGGTCTTTTCTACAGTCTTGCCGACTTCCTCAACAGGCTTTACAGCCTTATCGGCGGCTTTTGCCACACTGTCGGTAAGTGCCTTTTCAGCGGTTTCACCAACCTTATCCCACTGCGACTGTATGCTTTTCTGTAAAGCCGAAAGCTGTTTGTCAAGCTCTGCGTCTATTATCAGCGACAGGCTGATAGTGCCTACTGACGCACCGTTTCCGTCAGCCATTTACTCACCTCCCCCGAATGCCTTTTTTATCATCATTTCAAGAGCCGTTATATCGCTCTGTATCTGTTTTGGAGTTTTCTCCGCAAGCTGTTTCTTTGCTCTGAATGCCGCCCACTCCCGCCGTATGCGGTTTTCATACGGCGAAAAGTGTTTTAGCATCTCCTTGTTATCCTCGCTTCGTATCCGCACTGTCTGACCGAGCGGAGTATCATTCATAATGCCGGATACAAGGCTCAGCCAGTCAGAATAGTGCAGATTGTCCTGCTCGGACGGCAGTATGTGATACTGTTTTGCTATCGACTGCCGTATCAGCTCACGGTCATACTCAACATCGTACCAGACTTCATTACTCGTGAAATCGCTCGGTATCTTCCTGTCCCGTCATGGCGGATATTACTATCTCGGACAGCTTCTGATATGCCGCCCACGGCATATTCATTTCGCTTATCTCCTTAGCGGCGGCAGGCTCGAACGCCAGCTTGAACATCTCGTCAATCTTTTCAATGTCCTTCTTATCGCCGTTATTGTAAAGTGCCATTACCTTCTTGACCGTCTTTTCACGATCGTCTACCTTGTAGACCTTTTCTCCGATGCGTATTTCGGGAACGCCTACGAGTAGCTTTTCATCAAGTGTGTACATCTTAGCCATTGTATTTATCTCCTTACTTTGCGTCTGTAAATGTGGGCTTGCCGTCCGACATGATGTCAAACGCAAGAGGTGCTACCGCTGTGGAATCGCCCGATTCCCACTCCGTCACGTTTATAACGCACGGTATTGTCAGCGTTGCGCCGCTGGGGAACGTCCACACTACAGTTGTGTGGCTGTCTGCGCCTGTTTTGAGTGCAAGTCCTGCAACATAATCGTTGCCTGCGTCACCGATGTTTCTCTTGCCGGATACGCTGACGGTCAGCGCCTTACCTGTCACAAGTCTTCTTGTCCAGCCTTCCTGATCGAACGGTTTCCACTCCTCGACATTGCCGTCAATGGAAACCGAAAAGCTCTCCATATCGGCAATAGTTACAAGATTCTCGGCTGTCGCACCTGTTCCGCCTGTCTTGTCAATCTTGAACTGATTTTCATATACGGGATATACTCCTGTTTTGTTAGCCATTGTTAATTACTCCTTTCGTAATAAACCGTCACATCAATAACGTACTCGCAGATACCTCTTTCATCTCTGCCTGCGTTATGCGCCTCACTGCAACTCAAAAAGCCGACCGTGTGCCCCCCGGCAGTATAGCCGTGTACATCGGTCAGCTTATCAAGTATTTCGTTTGCCGCACTCTCGGCTGTTGTCGGATTGTCCGTCCAGTGTATCAGTACGCTGATGTGCTTTTCAAGTGTTTTCGTGCAAGGCTTACCGCCTATGCTGATTTTCTTAGGATAGGTGTTTTTTGACGCATACACGCCGATACACTTATCCTTATTTGCGTCTATACAGCCTGCGTATACGTCCTCTATGCCGAGAACATCAGCAAGCATATCGGCTGCTTCAAGTAACGTCATACGCCTGTTCTCCTCTTGAAATCATATATAAACGCATCACGGGCAAGGTCTTTCTTTTCCCCGTTTACATAAGGTTCAAACCACCCTGCCCCTGCGTTTGCGTTCTTGCCCTGCTGGAAGTGATATTCGGGATGATAGTATAGTCGCCTTGCCTGAGGAGAACCGGTGACTATAGTTGCTCCATTCTGAGTTGTTGCAACGAAAGTCTGATTATTCTGCATATCGCCCGTGTCAAACGGCATTGTTTGTGAGCTTACAAGGTCGGTATGTACCTGTTCCATTGCTACTTCAGCACTTTTTAACGCCGCCGCTTCCAGATTTGCTATAGCAGCCTTATCAAGCTTTACGGTTACTTTTATCACTATATCAGCTCCAGTCTTGTGTAATTTACCGTCCCGTCGGGGTTTTTAGCCTTTTCCGAGCCGTATATCTTGTACTCTCTGCTGCCTATCTCCACAGATCCGTCAACTATCGGGCTGTCCGGGGCAATATCTCCGCAGAAAAGAGCCTCGCCAGACAGCGTTATCAGCTGTTTTTCCGCAGAGAGCTTCTGCCGTGCTTTTTCCGAATGGAAGCACTTGCCCTCAAAAATGACCGTCCGCTTCTTCGAGCCGTCACGGTTAAGTCCGTCTGTACGATACACGGTACAAGGCGTTGTACAAACCCTTTCGGGTACAAGTTTCGGATATTTCATTATAACCCCCTGTAGCAAAGCCCTGTCTGCAATAGCGTGTTATAAATCTGCCGTGTTGTAGTGACACCGCAGTAATTTATAACCTTCGAGCTGTCAAATGACATTGACACACCGCTGATACTATAGGAACTGAGCGGACTGTCAAGCAGTTCGGCATTGTCAAAAACAAATGCTGTCTGCTGTGACAGTGCCAGCCTTACCTTATCCCGCTGAAACGCTGTCAGATTATTAAATCCTATAGCTGTTATGCGGTTGAAGGTCAGTGTGTCGATGTCGCTCTCCGCCCTGTTTTCAAGGGCGTTATACCGCTGTTCTGTTATTGCGCTGTCGGGGCATAAGGTCTGAAATTCCGCAAAAGTGAGGTACATTAAGCCTCACCCTTTTTTGCCTTTGCCGTCCTTGCCTGAGCAAGCTCATCACGGAGCTTTGCTATCTCCGCCTGAGCCTTTTCGTATTCGGCATACGGCACGGTAGCCTGCGGAGAATGCTCCATAGCCCCGTTGTTGCCGATGATGTCATACCCCTGCGCAAGATATGACTTCTTCTCGGCTTCCGTAATGGTGTACTGCTTGTTTGCCTTTACTGCTACCATAGTTACCTCCTTAGTATGTTACGATTATAGCCTTTGCGTTACCGGGAGCGGTATTGAATGTTATCACGCCCGATGACTTGTCATAGCTGTAGTCTGTTGTCGCTGTACCGTCCACAGTTACGCCGATGAGCTTTTCGGGCTTGTCGGTCACTGTAAAGGCAGTTGTCGAGCCGTTACCTGTGAATGTCTGCGTCAGAGCAGATACATTCATAATACAGCCGTCAACAAACAGGTGATCTATCGCAAATGTACCGTTGTACTTGCGGTTCTGGTATAGATAGTTGTCTGCCGTTCTGCTGTCAGAGCCGGGAGCAAACAGATGTATATATGCGTACTTATCTCTCGACACCTGGCATTCGGGGTCAATGAGAATGTAGTTTATCTGCTTTGCGCCGACACCGGGCTTACAGCCGTCCGTGAAGTCGTACACGGTCTTGAAACGAGCGGAGGGAACTGTAACGATATTGCCTATATCGTCAACGGAATGGATACGTCTGTCGATACCGCCGCCGCTCTTGATGTCGAGCGTTCTCTGAATACCCTCTGCGTTCTTGAGTATCGTCTTATAGTCGGCAGTGACATAGAGTATCATTCTGTCGAGGGGTACGCCCTTATCTTCAAGCGTCTTGAGGTTCTCGTCAAAGTCCTTGAGGACGTTCTCGATCGTGAGCTTGTCGTGCTTTATCGTTGCGCCTACTCTTACCGCCTCTGCGTACAGCTTCGAGAATGTATAACTGTCGTGTTCGGGGATTGCCTGCGTTCTGTCGAAACGGCTCTGAATGTTTGCAAGTGATACTACAGTATCGGTTTCGTCAAAGTCCATAGGATCTACTACGAACTCGATAGAACGGTCGTGATCGAGCGTCTTTGTTTCGTAGTTGTTCTCGTATGTCCCCTGAGGGAAGCCGAGTGATGCTCTTGTGTGGTCCTTATAGCCGGATACCGAAAGAGTAGGTATCTTGATTGTTTTTCCGCCTCTGAGCTGAATATCGGAATTTGAGTGATAGAGAGCGTCAGCCTTTGATTCCTGACCGTAAAGCTCTCTGAGCTGATTGGTATACTGTTCAGCATAGTTGATTGTGTTTGACATTTTTACACCTTACCTTTCTTACTTCTTTTTCTTGATACCGAATGCGTTATCAAGTCTGCTGTTGTCGGGCTTTTCTTCCTTGTCGGAGCTGCCTGCTCCGACCTTGAAGCCGCCCTGCTTCTTGCTGTCGCCCACGTCAGCCTTCATATCGGGATATTTCTTGACTACCGCCGACAGTGCCGAGTTGATGTCCTCGCTTTTGCCGGACTTGACGTAGCTTTCGGCAATAGCCACAGCATCGTCCATACAATCGGGCTTTACACCGAGCGACATTGCGGCTATCTGTGTTTTCAGCCTTAAAATCTCCTCGTCCTTTGCATCGGGAGCTTCGGGTGCAGGCTCAGATTCGGGCTTATCCGCCTTTTCTTCGGGCTTATCGTCCTTCTTGTCCTCTGCCTTGCTCTCATCGGGCTTCTCTGCCATACCGTTATCGTCCGTCTGCTTGTTTTCGGCGGGCTTCTCTTCGGGCTTGGGCTCGTCCTTCTGCTCCGCTGTGGGAGCGGGCTTCTTCTCCTCTTCGGGAGTTTTCTTTTCGGGTTCCATTGCTTTACCTCGCTTTCTTTGATTTTGGGTATAAAAATACCGCCCTCGTGGAGCGGTAAAATTATCAGTCTTTATTTGTAAAAGTAATCGGTATAATCATTTCCGGCAGAAAATTCATTTCATAATGATATTTATCAACGTAAGCACCGCTTACGTCTTCCACTGTGTACATTGTCCAGTCATTCAAATACACATAATCAACCTTGTACACGTTCGGAGCAACTTCTATCGTTACAACCAGCTCGTTTGCTTCGTTGTTTGAAATAGAAAAATTACCAATAAGCTCAAGCACTGGTTTGTCGCTCCTTGCATTGATAACCGACAACCGCCTTGTCACATTGAAGTTATCGGCTTCTTTCTGCACATTGTACGTCACTCTGTCAGCTTCCGTGCAACCACACAGAAGAACCGCCGTCAGTATAAATCCGGCTCCGGAAATAATGATTTTCTTAATTTTGTTCATACTAAAAATCCTTTCGTTCGTATTTTAGATATAAAAATACCGCTCCAAAAGGAGCGGTAAAATTATTAAGTTTGGTTGTGCAATTGATTGCACACGGGTATAAGAAAACCGCTCACTGCTGTGGGCGGTTCTTATCTATTCATTTTTTCTGATTTAGCTTCTTCCAAATCTATATAGCTCTGTATGATGGCTTCTTTCTCTTTTATTTCCTTTGGTGCATCCGCAACAAGATGAAAAGTCTCGTCATAGTAAGGCTTAACTTCATCGTACAATTTAGCTATATTAGGCGTCATTAAAACTCTCATCCTATCACTCCTCTTAACAATTGAAAAACTCGGAATTCAGTATACGTTTCATAATATTTACGCTTATCATGCTGAATTGATGCGTACTTGCTAACAATAATATTATATCCCTTAGCGGCTAATTTGTCAAGTCTATTCTTTGCTTTGCCGTTGATAAACATTATATAATCATCATAATTTTCGGATGTAACGATTCCGAATTCTCTTCTGTATGTTTCTGCGTCCATCCAGTGATACAACTCATGAACATATGAGCTCAAATCATTTTCACTACATGCAAGCTGTTCCATGACGATTGGCATATTCTGTGGTTTATAAACGGTCATATCTTCACAAATAAGCAATTGATTTTCGATGGCACGATATACAGCAACATCCATTGTAGCCATATCCTCGTGGCTGACAACAATAATCTTTGGAAGATTTTCTCTTTCTGTTATTTCCATTTTATCAACTGCTTCTGATATGTTTTTGTCTATCTGATGTAACTTCTTAGGCTTGATTTTTACATTCTCAGAAACGTAAATGGCATTCTGTGTGTTATCGGCTTTGTGAGCTTTAACTTCATAATCACGAGTAAATGTAACCTCATCATTTTTATTTAGAACAACGGGGCGATAACTCTGCACCTTATCGTCCGCTTTTGGAACTATAACCTCAGTATAAGCTTCCTCTGACTTCTCAAGCTCGCCGGCAGTAGCCTCAATATTATTGCTCTCTGAAGCGAGAATGTCTTTTACAGGCTGTTTTACAGTTTCCTGTACGTTTTCTGTCGTTTCGGCAGTTTCAACGGCTTCATCGGCTTCATCAGTCATAGCCGCAGTCGGCGCATTGTCTGTGTCTTCGTTGCTCTGAACAGGCTTTATAGGCTCAGGCTGTACAAAATTCATTGTGTTTTCGTTATTTTCCGGCTTAGAAACGTTATTTTCCGGTTCAGAAACGTTATTATCCGGCTGAGGAATATTAGGCTCTTTATCTGTCGGAACAGGATTTTTGCTTTCGGTATCGGTAGCTTTAACAGGCGCTTCTTCCGTTCTCGGAGCTGTCTGCTTCGGCTCACCCTTACCGCTGTAAATCTTCTCCCTTGAATAATCTCTGCGAAGAACATCGTCGTGCTCTTTGATAAACTCTCTGAGCTTGCCTTGTTCCTCTCGGAGCTTACGCTTATACTCCTTGACCTTCTTCTCGTCCTGCGTGCCCTCAACCTTGCGTTTGAGCGCTCTTATCTTGCGCTCCATAGCCCGTTGCTTTTCTTCGAGCTCTCGCTGTTCCCGTATCTTCTCGGCAGGAATCGGCTGAGGTATCTTTGTAAGCCCCTCTATGTACTGCCCCATAGTATGACGGCAGTTAGGGTGGAACAGCCCGCCTCGGATTGCCACAGACAACAGCATAAACCACTTGTCGCAGTAGTTTGACTTGCCGAAGTCGCCGCTTCTCTCGCCGTTCCATATCGTGAATACATCATCAATGTAAACCTTGCCCTGATACGGCTCGCAGGTTTCTGAGCAGCCTCCGTACTGCGATATAAGCACAGTGTCATATCCAAGCTCCGCAAAGCGTTTAGCCGCCCCCTGCAATGTTGCTCTTGTGGACGTTGTTCTGAGCGCCATACGCACATAATCGGCAATATTAACTCGCCTGCCATCTGCGTATCCAATGCAGTTTATGCCTTTGTCGAGGAAGTCCCTTGTTGCAAGGTCGATTGCTTCATTAAGCGTAATTGAGCCTGTGCCCATCATAAGCTGTACCTTGTTCAGCGTTGTGCGGTAAACATCGTCCATATTACGCACAGCGGCGGTAAGGGCGGTCTTTTCAAGCGTTGTTACGTCTTCCATCAGCTTATCCATCTTCGGCTTGTTGACCCCGAAAAAATGATCATCCGGTATAGCTGTCGGCGCTTCGGGCGGCTGAGGCTGTGCCGGAACATCGGGAACATTGACGCCGCTTTCCGAAACATCAATGACCGACTGCTCCGCTGTATGCTCTCCCTCGTGAAACTGATCCGTCATAAGCTGTCGGGTTTCATCGTCAATAACATCTACATATTCGTCCGCTATCTGAGCGTTCTCCTTGCGGAAATTGTCAATGTTATTGAGCTTTTCAGCCTGCCACGCAGACCATTCAAAGCCTTCTTTTTCTTCTTCAGCTTTGTGCCGTGAAAGATTGCGTTTCAGCGAAGCAATGAGCCTTAGCTCTATCTCTTCAAATATCCTTGCAATATCTCTGAAACTAAGCAAGCTCATCACCTACCGCAGATGTCGCACCATCGGCAAGCCCCTTTTCCTGCATTATACGCTTGACTTCACCGGCTTTCCATTCGTCCTCTTTAGAACTGCCCCACAGCTCCTCGACCTGCGTTTCGACCGACATAATGCCGTAGGTACTTGCCTTGCCGACCGTTTCTACACGACTGTCAAAGTCGGGTGCGCCATATTCACCAAAATCAACGCTTACCTCATATTCTTCGGGTGCTTTGCCCTGCATATTGTCGTATGTTTTTAATACAGCCGACACAAGCTCAGGCAGAGCCTTTTCAAGCGCTGTCGTTATTGTGTTCCGGGTGTTGCCCGTAACGTCCTTCTTCTCTCGCTGAGCGTCCGCACTTGACATCTTGCCGACATCAATACCGAGTGTCGCAGGCGATACAAGTCCTTGCAGGCACATCAGCAGGCAGTTTGTATACGATGATACAAATGCGTCATACTTTATGTCGGGCTGGACTACCTCAATCTTCGGGGTAACGCCCTCCTGCAACGGCTGACTTATCGTGATGTAATTGTTGCCGAACTGGTTGAGCTTTCCGACCGAGCCGTTCTCGGCATTGCGTGGTATCATATTATCGGGTATGTACTGCTTCACACGTCCCATTCTGATTGCGTCCCACCACTGTGAGATAACCTCGTCCAGAGCGTCAAAACAATCGGATTTACCGCCGTCGAATATACTCTTGCCCCTGCCCGGATATTTCTTAGAAGCGTAAAACTTCAGCGGTACAGTCATTATATAATCCCCGGCAAACTCTACTCGTTGTTCTATGCCGGCAAGGCAAGAAACACTGTCAAGGCTCACCTCGTGACCGCTGTGGTCGTACAATCGGCTTTCAATGTAACCTCTGCCGTAATGCTCCTCAAGCTGATATATCCTGTTGCCGTCTTCGTGGGCACTGCGAAATATAACTTCTGTCAGGACACCCCTCAGACAGCGATATTCAATCTTGTCGGCTCCCACAAATTCAACAATAGGCGTTAAGGACAGCGTATCATCGACCGAAATCTTGAAAGCGCCGTCACCCTCAACGAGCGTATCTACTATTGCCTTTCCGACAAGTGCGGTAAAGTCCGTGTTCTGCGATATATCCTCAAATGCCGCTCTGCCTTTTTCGCCCTCGACCGCTATATCGTCCATATCCGAATAAACGATATAGGCGAGCGTATCGGCTATAATGGCAGGCAAGCCGCTGTGTATCTTGCGGACTTTCTCGTTATCGGGAACGCTCCCCCAGAAAGAATTTGTGCCGCAGCCGAGCTGCTTGAAGAACTGCGACAGCTCATATGCGTCACCTCTGTACCACAGCTTCGCCCGGAGAATGTCCGCCATAAGCCCCGTTCTTTCGTTCAGGACAAAGGTCTGCTCCGATGCAGGATTTATATTGAGCCAGTTCAGAAACATCTGTCTGACTTTCTCTCCTATGTCAAATTTCATCTGTTTTCACGCTCCCTATAAGTGATTTGAACGGAAGCCAGGCATACTGGCAGGAGTTTATGCAGTGATCGTTGCCGTCCTCCGGCTCTGCCTTATCCTCTTTCCAGCTGTATATGTTAAGCTCCGCTATGTAATTTTTGCAATGTTCCAGGATATAAAAATCACCTGCCGCCAGCCACGCTGACTGCAAGTGAATACGGTCGATTATTTTCGTTTTCTTGAACGCAGGTATGAAGTTATACAGGCTTCCCGAAAGCCGCTTGAACTTCTGGCATTCGAGTATCGTTGCCTGATCTGCGCTGTCTATGTAGACATCTTTTGCAAAGCCCCACAGCTTGCGATTTCTTTCAAGAAAATCGGTAAAGATTTTCGGAATATCGGACGGTGTAAGCGGCACACGGCGGTCACGATTGTTGTATGTTTCCTCGTCAAGCGTTACGCATTTGCGGTCCGCCGTGATCCCCACAAACGTAAATGCTATCGTATCAGGTGAGGACTGCGAGTAGGCTGTATCTAAACCCGCCGAGAACCGCTCGAATTTAAAGCCTTGCGCCGTACCGAGTGAAATTATATTACGGGGTTGTAAATCGAAAACAAGCCCCGTTGCACGCCCTCTCAAGCCCAGTATCTTGTTCTTGTACAGCTTAGTACCCTTCGGGGCGGCAAGCATCTTTCGTTGTATGTCCTCATCGGTCAGCGAAAGATTATCACGAAAAGTAAAGAACCAGTACCGCCAATCCGGCACAGGTTCTTCCGTAAGCTCTTTCATTATTTCATCTGGCACGTCACAGGCGTATTTTTTGTATGGACGTGAGCGGTTGACAAACTCTTTATACACCGGCAAGCCCGGATCATCGGGGTTCAGGGTAGCCATAAGGTAATCATTTCGGGTAGACATCTCACGGACGAACTCTATATCGGCGGTATTTATCTCGTCGATATAGACGCACCCGAACTGAGCGCCGAGTGCCATCTGCCATTTATCCTTGTTGTCATATCCGAGAACATAGATTATCTTGCCCTCAAACTTGATATGCGGCAGTTTATAATCCTTATCGCCGTTGCCGAAATACTTTGCGTTTGCGTGAAGGTCAAGAATGCCGTTGTCCTGCTGAATAATCGTTTCTTCTGCCTTGCCGGTTGTCTTTGCGGCGATAACGTGGAGCTTCTTTCTACTTGCCGACACCATACGCATGAACTTTACGCCTGCGCCGACGGTTGTCTTTCCGCTTGCGGTAGTACCTTCGAGAAAGTCCGCTGTCACATTATGCACGCTGTTGATGAAGTCGATATATTTTTGTGACAGAGGAAAACTACTCGTCAAGCCCCTCACCGCCTATCTGAGCAAATACATCGGAGAGCTTGTCAGAAGTTCTGACTTCTGCCTGTATCTTTGCCACATACTCCCCCGTCATCTTATTCAGCGTGTCAATAGCTCTGATACGGTCCGACAGCTCGTTCTGCTTATCCTTAGCTATATCGGAAAGTGTCGCCTGCCGTTCTCTTGCGGTCATTATGCGTGCAGTCTGGGCGTCTTCGGTGAGCTGTTTTATGTATTCCGTAATTGTAGTATTTTGTAGTAATTTTGAAGCATTAGTATTTGCATACTTTTTGCTGTATCCTGCCTGTATCGCACTCTGAGCGGCGTTACCGCACTGAGCGTAATATTCGGCAAATTTCTTCTGTCTTTCGGTCATTGGCGGTACACCGTCCTTTCTTTTGGGTATAAGAATACCCGACACCGTTTGAGTGCCGGGGTTCAGGAGGAAAACTTATTGTTGTAGTTTTCCCATTCTAATTTTAGCACACTTGATTTCGGACATCAATAGGACAATGGCGGACATTAACGGACATTTGCGGACATTAACGGACATCAGCGGACAATTCTTTGAAATATCTGTCTAATGCCTTGCGTAATGATTCTCCGCTCGTTTCATCACACATACCTGCAACCTCGTCCCATGTAAACGTCTTAGATCCACAGCCTATGCAATACAGCTTCAGCGCCTTGTGAAATCGTCTGACCGGTATTGCGTCTATAAAAGCACATATTTTCTCGTTTTCGGCTTCTATACGGCTTTTCTCATTAAGAAGCGATACAGTACCAAGCCCGTGTATATAACCTTCGTCTTTTTTTGTCACAAGCTGATATGCCGGCGGTCCCGCTGAACCCTGAGTACTTATCAGCACTTTTTTCTTGCCGAGTTGCCTGTCTATACATTCAAGCAGCTCACAATTTGCACGGTATTTTTCTAAATCTGATAATGTCATTCTGCGTCCTCCTCTCAAAAATTAAACCATATTTTTTCTACTCGATGTTTACCCATCTGAGCCGTTGTCTGCTTCTCATCGGTATTCCACCCTGAAAGCATTGAGTTGTACAGCTGACTATCGTACCCGCTCAACACGATTTTGGACTTGCTTTCTTTAAGTACACTCAGCAGATTTATGTGGTACTCCTCCGACAATTCGCATGAATACATATTTTTCCTTCTAAGGCTCTGCAGATAGGGCGGATCGCAATATAAAAGCGTATTTTCATCGTTGTAGCGCCGTATTAACTCTATTGCGTCGATATTTTCAATCTGTGCTTCTTTAAGCCTTGCACAAATCTCCGATATTCTTCCGGGCAGATAGTTCCACATGGTTGCTGTTCTCGGCCCTCCGTAGGTCTGAACATTTCTCCACGACTTTTTACTGCTGTTGCTCGTTCCGAAAGACTGATGATACCGCACGAGCGTTCGCCGAGCTTGTTCTAAGGAATCATCCGATTTATCGTAACAATTCTCAAATTCTTCTCTGGCAAACGGCGTAAATTCTATTAGCCGTGCGAGTTCCTCCGGGTTATCCCTGCACACCTTAAAAAGGTTTACGATATTCCCGTCTATATCGTTTATCGTTTCTATGTAGGTTTGCGGTTTGTTGAAAAATACTGCTCCGCTGCCGAAAAACGGCTCGCAGTATACTTTGTGTTCGGGAAAATGTGAGATAATCCATTCTGATATTCGCCACTTTGCGCCGGGATATTTTAATACAGCTTTCATTTTTCCTCCTTAGGCGCTTCTGGAAGCGGCATCCAATGAGTAACCCGTGCATGCCCTCTATGGATAAAATGATCGATAGACCAATATCCTTTATCGATGTTTCGTATTCCTTTTTGTGACACAGTGCATACTAACACCTCTTCCTGATCCGGCGGAAGCTTGTCCTCCCACTTTATCCACTTCGGTATTACTTGCCCACAAAACAAGCAGGTTTCCGTTGCGGGTTTGCGTTTACTACTCGTTACCTGCTTACTTATCGGCGGTTCAGGAAACGGCATCCAAGCAATGACGACTTCACGGCCGTTAAATCTTCCATCTTTGCAAAACCCTTTTTTCTGCTTAAATTTTTCGGCCGTTTCAATAGCATATAAGTCTTGCTCTACACTGATTCTGCCTGTTTTTGTGTCAAGGATGGCGATGTGATTCCACGACTGTTTTTCAGGAAGTCTATCTTCCACGCTTATCCATTCACTCATATTTTTCCTCCTGCTTGCTACACTTGCAGGTGTAACGGTAATCTTTAAGTTTCTGCTTTGTCATTCTATCACTCCCCATAGTATCCGAAATCGTACAAATCATCCTCACGCACAATTTTTAACTCACCATCTCTTGCCTCTACAGCCCACAGCTGAGGATAATCTTCCGTCACAAGAGCTGTGACAAGCGTAACACTGCCATACCTATTGTGGCTGGCAACGCAACCGGGTCTCATTTCGCACTCGTAAAAACTACTCATTTAAATTTCTCCTTTCAGCTTCTGTATTCTCGCTTTAAGCACTCTCATAACTGTCTCATGTGTATCGGTTCTGTCCTTTATAGCCGCCATAACGTCCTCGTCAACACAGCCCTGAACAACCAGATATGCCACATAAACCTTATCGTACGGCGAGCCCTGACGCCATAACCGGCACTTGCCCTGATCGTTAAGCTCAAAGCTCCAATTAGGTGTAAACCAGACAATATGCCGTCCGCCTGCCTGGAGATTAAGTCCGTAGGCACAGCTTGACGGATGTACAAGCAAAACATCAATCTTGCCTGCATTCCACAGATCTTCGTCATCAGGTCCGTTATATACCCTCACGTTAAGCTTTGTCTTTGCAAGTGCCTGAAGAATACGCTCCTTGTCATGCTGAAATCCGTAAAAGGTTATGCACGGTTCGCCGTTAAGGCGTTCTATGTACTCCATATATGCGTCTATCTTGCAATCGTGAAGCTTGACAACTTTGTGGTCATTATCATAAATGGCCCCACTGCAAAACTGAAGCAGCTTTCCCGTAAGCACACCTGCCGATTGTGCTGTTATCGTGTTTTCGTCTATCTGAAGCAGTAAATCTCTCTCGAACTGTGCGTATTCCTTTTTGACCTTATCGTCAAGTATAACCGGGATTTCATGCTCGATACACTGCGGCAGCTCCAAATAATCCTCTGCTTTCATACTGACGCAGATATCGCTTATGGCTTTCAGTACGGCGGGCTCTGCGTCGTCTTTAGGCTTGTAATCCGTAAAATGCCCGCCGTGCGTATTTGCTATGAAATAGCGCTCTCTGAACTGTGTGATGTTTTTTCCGAGCCTCGCCCCTTCATCGAGAAGATATATCTGCGCCCACAGATCCATAAGTCCCTTTGATGAAGGTGTTCCTGTAAGCAGTATAACCTTTTTGCACAGCGGACGTATAAGTTTCATTGCTTTAAACCGCTTACTGCTGCTGTTCTTGAAACTTGTACTTTCGTCAAGCACAACCATATCAAACGGCCAGTCCTGTCGGTAATACTCGACAAGCCAGGGGACGTTCTCACGATTGATAACATACACATCACCGGGAGTATTAAGAGCTCGTACACGTTTGGCCAGAGAGCCGAGAACCGTAACTACTCTGAGATGCTTCAAGTGATCCCACTTGCCTGCCTCTTTACTCCAGGTACCCTCGGCAACTTTTTTCGGAGCCACCACAAGCGCCTTGCCGATACTCCAGTGATAATATTTCAGAGTGTTTATCGCCGACAGAGTGATTGAGGTTTTACCAAGCCCGGGACGTAAAAACAAGCCTATCGCAGGGTCTTTTACTATCCTGTCAATGCAATATGCCTGGTAATTGTGCGGTTTATATATCATTTCTTTTCAGCTCCTCTATCAGATTATCAACCTTTTCTTTTGAATCGACCGCTCTGAACACTTTTACGCCTGTTGCTTCAAGAAGATCGCAGACATAAGTCTGTAAGGCTCTCAGCTTTTTCTGCGGTGCTTTAAGCTCCGCCAGAACTATTTTTCCTCCGGGAAGAAATATGATTCTGTCAGGCACCCCGTTAAACCCTGGTGATACAAACTTCAGTGCCATACCATTGCATTCCTGCTTAATTCTGGATACGAGATATTTTTCAATATTACTTTCAAGCAATTTTAATTCCTCTTTTTTCCTTTTTGATTGTAACAATTTCAGCATTTTTCCTATACGCGTGTGCATACAGGCGGATTAGAACGTATATATACCCTCTAATCCTCTATTTACACTACTCTATATAGAATAATTGTTGTAATTGTTACATTTTAAGATTTTTCGCTTAACCCTGCGGTTTATAGCGTAACAATTCTCGTAACAATTGCTTTTTAATTGTTACAAATTGTTACAAACGTTTGTAACGTTTTTGACCGAAAACCTATTTTGTTTCGTGTTTGTTACGGCAGATTGTTACGTTTTTCTGAATCCTCTGACTACGCCATAAGGTCCTTGACGTATAGGATTTTCCGTCCTTTTCCATTCGGGCATCATAGCTACGATAGCATTAAGCTCACGGGTGTCTGTATTTTTCATATCTTTGATGTTCCCGCCTAAAGCCTCGCACCATATCTCGGCGGCGCATACGCTTCTGCGCTCCACAAGCGTCAGATTTTCTGCCCCGGTAACTGCACCGCCCCAGTACATTCTTCTACGGTCAAGCGGCCACTTCTGCCAATCGCTCGGTATCTGTTTTTCTACGAAAGCACGCACTATACTTTCTCTGCTTGATACCTCTCTGTGTTCTTCCTGCTTGTCCTTAGCGACGCTTTCTATTTCACCGCTGAGATACAACGGTTCTCCGCCTTGCCATCTTACCAGAGCCTCCGCCCATATCATGTCTATTTCGTTGTCAAGATCGTGCCATACGCTCTTCACAGCCTTTTGTTCTCCCGTGTCAACGGGCCAGAAGCGGCGGTTTCCCGTTGTATCCCGTAAGAACTCAGTATTATTGGTAGTACCGAAGAACACGCACGACCTGGGCAGTTCCTTAACATTTCTTCCGTAAGCCGCTCGAAAGCGGTCTGCCCGTAAGCTGAGAAATTGCTTGATTCTGCTTACATCTGACTGTCTGAATGCGTCAAGCTCGCTTATTTCAACGAGCCATACGCCCTGGAGAAGCTCGCTTGCTTCTTTGCCCTCAAACGTCCTTATGCTGTCATTGAACCACCCTCGGCTCATTTTATCAAGTAAAGTTGATTTTCCTATGCCCTGAGAACCCGTCAGGATAAGCATATTATCAAACTTACAACCGGGCGTCATTGCTCTGGCAACAGCGGCCGTGAATGCCTTACGGGTAACAGCCCTGTTGTATGGGTTGTCCTGCGCACCCAGATAATCAATGAAAACCGTATCAAGACGGGGCACTCCGTCCCATTTACCGTTAAGCCCCGTAAGATAGTTTTTTACAAGATTGAATGCGTGTGCGTGTGAATGGAGCGATAACGCCCCGTCTATCTTTCCGTTGCCGGTAATTTTATATACACGTTCAAGATACCAATACAGCCCTGCTATATCGTTATCGTCCCACAGCCTGCGCTTATTGTTCTTGTCCCACGGTAACGCCGCCAGCACCTCGCCCCTGCCCGCAAATTCATTCAAAGCAAACTTTCCTTTAAGCAAAGGATCGTGCTCAAGTATGATTTTCACGTTATCTATAGTAGAGCGTATTGCGCCCGTCTGCGTGCTTTTCTCAAGCAACTGCATCCAGTTTTCATCTTCAACGCAATCAGTCGTATCGCTTACGCCTTCAAAATCTTTTACCGCTGAATCATACCGTTCTTTGCTGAGCAGTGCCGAAACTTCATTTATTCCGCACGCAAATTCGCACATTGCACTGAATGAAGGCAGTCTGTTTGTCGGAGTACCTATTGAAGCCTCGTCATCTTTATCCGCAAACTTGTGCAGCCGTACAAGGTCGAAAGCATTTACAAGCCTGCCGCTGCACGGATCTGTAGCATGATGGCTGTATAAATACTTGCCGTTTTCGTAGACAACAGCGCCGCCGGTGGTTGATCCGCCAAGATAGGTGAAACGTTCTGAAGAATCATCAACCGACTCGTATATTCCCGGTAACAATTCTGACATTGCACGATATACATCGTAAGTACGGCAGAAAGCGCCGACAACGCCATTCTTAGCATCAGGATCACCCTGCTTTACAGCCAGCTTCTTAACAGCCTGCTGCCCCGGTATGCTCGGCCAGGTCGAGACATCTCTCCAGTCGGCATATAAGGCCAAAATACCGTCGGCGCAAGTGAAAGGCTTATCGCCTACTATATACACATATTCTCCGTCTGAGCAACAGCTCGGCCAGTACATTAAGCGGCAGGCTTCAAAAGTAGACGGATCAGCAAATTCGATACCTATATACTCAGCAAGTTTTCGTGCTATAGGCTCATACTCATCGGCAGTGACAGTGCGATCAAGTGGAAGTATTACACGCAGTCTCGGTGCGGAAGGCTGATGCTTTCTTGTGCTGTAAACGCAGTATCCGCAGCCGAGAGCTTCAACTCTCCGCAGAATATCATCTTTATATCCTGCCGGAATACTGTCAAGGTCGAGGGTAACTATGTCTCTGCCAATAACGTTATTTGCCTTACGCCTGGTTCCGTTAAGAGTACCGCCAACATATCCGCCGACATCTTTAAGATCATCCTGCTGAGCCTTTTTCATATTCATATAATCAGCAAGCGTTTCCGTGCTTCTTGCCGGGATTTTCAATTTCTCCCACAGTTCCGACAGCATAAGTGTCTGTGCTTTCCACACAGTCGCTTTTCTGCTTGACCCGCAGGAAATAGTTATTTTTCGGTCAAATAACATAAACTGTTCTCTTAATCCTTTCTGAAGAAGTCGCCGACCCAACCGTCAGCGCCAAGAGGTAATCCCGGTGCCCACGGTATAGGTTCGGTCATTATTCTTATAACATCTTCAAGGCTTGCCGTATCTTTACGACAATCGATTACTACTTCGTCATGAATGTGAAACACAACAGGAAGTCCGGCTTCTTCCAGGCGTGTTATTGCTCCGGCGAGACAATCTCGTGCTATAGCCTGAACACAATTCTCAACGAGCTTTCCGCCGTATGTTTCGAGCCGTTTCCACTTTTTTGTTTTCTGATCCATACCCATATAAGCAATCGACGGCGATCCCCACTGATTCTCATAGATCTGAGGAGATATATAATAGAGCTTTCTGCCACTCGGTAGAGTAATTGTCAGACTGTCTGTATTCAAGGCGGCGTTGTATTCTTTGGAAACTATAATGTTACGCACACCGACAGCTCCGCCGTTCGTGACCGCCTGAACCGCTGCATTATCCACGGCATACCATAAGTCTCTTATACGTCTGTTGGCATCTCGCCACCGATGCACTATATCGGGCAGGTCACTTTCAGGTATACCCATATTAAGTGCGCCCATAGTAATAAGTGCAGAAGTACCGCCCTGATAGCCGAGAGCAAGCTCTGCTACCTTGCCTTTCTGACGCAAAGCATATTCCGGATTGCCCTTTTTTATAAGCTCAATCGGAACGCCGAACATCTGTGAAGCAGACGCTTCATAGATTTTTCCGTGAGTGCGGAATACCTCAAGCCGCCATTCTTCGCCGGCGAGCCATGATATAACACGGGCTTCAATGGCCGAGAAATCAGCATCTATAAGAACATTACCCTCTGCGGCAACAAAAGCGGTCCGTATGAGTTGTGAAAGCGTGTCCGGAACACTTCCGTAAACAAATCTGAGAGCGTCTGCTTTTCTGTCTTTAACAAGAGTTCTTGCAAACGGCAAAGGCTCAATATAAGTTCTCGGCAGGTTCTGCACCTGTACAAGACGACCCGCCCACCTTCCTGTTCTGTTCGCTCCGTAGAATTGCAAAAGCCCTCGTACTCTGTTATCACGACAAACCGCTTTTTCTATAGCGTTATATTTTTTAGTGCTTGTCTTGCCGAGTTCCTGACGTATTTCGAGCATACGCTGTACTTCGGCACTGTTATCATTCGCCGTCAGCATTTTTGCTACGGTGTCCTTGCGTAAAGATTCTATTTCTTCACCTGTTTCGTTTTCCAGCCACCCTTGCAACTGTGCAACGCTGTTCGGATTATCAAGACCGGTTATCTTCACGGCTTCTTCTATCAGTGCATTTCGTGTGGCGCTTCCTATTTCAAGCGCACCGTTTACAAAATCCATGTCTACCGCAACTCCCCTGTGGTTTATCTCGAGATCAGTTTCCCATTCTCTCTGAACGAAGTCAGGGACCGTGACAGCTGATAATCTGCGTTCTATTTCTATTTCGGCTTCTACATCTCTGCGGTTATATTCTTTAAACAGCTTCCATTTTTCGAGGTCGTGTGACGGCATATTTCTTGTGCGCATACCGTTTGCCTTTGTTGCTTTACACGGGCAACAAAAATATCTGATAAGGGCCTTTCCGGTGTTAAGTTTGCGCCTGTCTTCAGGAAGCCCTAAAGCTCTGCCGGTTGCATCAAGACCTTTTGTATAACCGGCATACAATCCGTGCAACATTGTGCACCGCCACTGCTCAAGCGGAAGTGCCTTACCGAAATACTTTGATAGGCACCCCCACTCAAAAGCGGCATTATATGCGTGTTTTATGCAATCGGGAGAGAAAACCGCCGCTGTTATCTCGGGCGGTATTGTCTCTCCCTGCGCAAGATCTATTACCGTAACAGGCGCACCATTTAAAGAGTATGCGAATAACAGGATTTCAAAGTCAGGGCTTTCTATGTATTTAAAAGCCCCCGTTTCTCCGATAGGTTCGCTTGAAAATGTTTCAAGGTCAATATTTAAGTGGTGCATTTGGCCTCCTTTATCAGAAAGGAAGCCCTGTTATAGGATTGACACCTGTCGGCTGAACAGGCGCTACAGTCTGCTGATACACAGGCGTACCCTGAATAGGAGCGGTCTGCGGGTATACCTGTACACTCTGCCCTAAACCGTTGAAGTCGCTTGCCGCTGTAGCACCGCCCGAAAGCACTTCACCGTCACGGGTTTTAAGTACGTTTCCGAGCCCACAACCGACACCTTTATTAACGCCGGCATTATAGGGGTAGAAGTTAATTGTGACCCTTCCGTACATTCCGCTGTAGATATCAGACGGAGCCAATTCACAGTTGATATTATCTATACCGACAACCTGAGGCTTGTTTATACTGCTTGCGGTAAGCACCCAGTGCCCTTTGCATTCCTCCCCATAAGGAGTACCGCTCTGTCGGAGACCGTCACCATCATGGATTACTGACTGAGCCTGCGGCCTTGCTCCGCCCCATTTTGTAGTTATGCCCTCGTTATACGCCGCCATAAAGCTGGCGTCAAGGTCCGCTTTAGTAGCGGTGTCTGACTTGGGGATGAGTATGGTAACCGAATATTTAGGTTTGCCGTTAGGATCACTTTTCGAGGGAACGGGGGCTGTGAGATTCGTGTAAGACAGCCTTACTTCTCCGGTTAAAACTTTGGTTGCTATGTTCTGGTACATAATATTTTCCTTTCTTAAAGGGCAATGCCCATTTTGACGTTTAATTCTTCCATTAGTGCAACAATCTTGCACCAACGCTCGAAATCACGCTTTGCTTTAATTACGTTCGAGAGCAATTTTTTATTTTTAGCCTTGATTTCTTTGATTTCCTTTTCAGTTAAATCAAACAGGAACTGCAAAGCAACATATTCTTCCTTGTATGTTTTGCTTTCTTCGTGCCATTTCTGCCTTTTAGCGTCCTGCTCCGATAATACGTAATGCCATATTTTGCGTATATCGTGCGAATTCAGCGAAAAGTTATCATAGGCGATCCGCATCAGCTTTTTTATAACCGACAACGGTCGCTGTTTAAGATAGTCCTCATAAAGAATCTTAAAATAACCTTCCGGAAACGATATAGTTACAAGATGCTGTTCGTTCACTTGCCCACCTCCGCAAAATCGGCGGCCGCAGGACTGTAGGTCTCTCTTTTATCCGATAAGGGCGCAAGAGTAGGTTTGCCGGGCGGCTTGATAACATAAGCGCCGACCTTTTCGGTAAAATCAGCTTTACCCATAAGCTTTTCAAGCTCGGTAAGAGTTTTGGGTTTTCTCTCATACACCAGGGCTTCATCATAACCTGCTTTGATAACTGCATCAATAGCTTTATCCTGATCGGAAAAGGTTCTGTTACTGCGCCCCTGGACTGCTTTCCAACCGGGTATGTTAACGCCTTTAAGGATTGCACCGAGTGCATATTCCTCGAGATCCTTATACCATTTCACGAGTTCAGCACCTTTTGTAAGCAGGTCACCTATTTCGCTGTCAGAAAGAATACGCTTGTCCTGATCACCGGAAGTACCGGGTAGTACGCAATCCTTAAATTCTTCAAGGGCTGTATACTGTTCGGCTCTGGCACGACAGTGTTCCTTTCCTCTGCAAAATCTGCAATGCTCACCCGGCACAAACTTGCCGGGACCGGTATAGGCCTCCTGTGCTATCGGCTTTATGCTTTCACCCCAAGCGAGTAGTTCCTCTACAGATATTGTTTCGGTACTGACTTCATCACTGATACGAGGTTGATCAATCGTCATTCTTATGCTCTTTATACTGTTCCCATAAACAGGTGAATAACGCTTGAGAGCACCGAGAGCATACAACCGCATCTGCGTGTTTCCCTCCGCCGATACTGGTACGCCTTTACCGTGCTTGTAATCCACTATGCTAAGTGTATCACCGCCTATCATAATGCAGTCGCAAGTGCCGAAGCCGCCGGGTATGTAGCCTGTAAGATCTACCTGCACTTCCGGGGATATGTTGGGCTTTGCCTTATACGAAAGTGCTAACTGACTGAGGTGCTCGATATAAAGGTCTGAGGTTCTGTCCATCTCAGAACTGTAACCGGGCATCTCCTTTATTTTGTTTATTCGTGCGGTATAGCTTCTGGGCTTAATTCCGGCTGTAAAGGTTTTAAGCACCTTTAATTCGCACATTGCGTGAGCTATTCTTCCTTCTTCTGCATACTGTGATGTGGTTTCGGGAAACTGTTCTTCAAATCTCGGTGCGGCAGTACAATTAAGCCACCTTGATGACGCTGACGCAGAAAGCAGTGCGTGTTTTTCAGGTGTTGGCATTGTCATCCTCCTCGATTATTTCAACAAAATCTGCACCCTGTATTATCATCTGTGACGCAATCTGAGATATTGGCAATCTCGTAGTGCGCTGTAATTCTGCGAGAACAGCTTCCGCCGCAGGAGATATTCTGATCACGCGACCTTCTGCTGAACGGGGAATTCTAATCTGGATTTTATTACGCATATTGCTACCTCCTTATATATTTGCGCCGAGATTTCTGAGTTCTGCGGCTACCGCTCCATAAACGGCGGGCTGTAACTCCGTTAGCGCATTAACACCATAGCGGCTGAGAATGCCCAGCAAATCATTCATCTTACCTGCGTCTATTAACGCTGAGCCCGCCGCCGCAAGCATATCAAGTGTATAGGTAGGTGCGGCAGTGGGAATAGGTGTTGATGCGGCATTTGCGGACTGCTGAACCGGAGCGGTCACGGGCGCCGACACAGTAACTGGTACCTGTGCGGCTACCGGCACTACGGGCGCTGTTGCTGTCGGAACTGTCGGAGCAGAAACAAACTGCTGTGCAGGTGCGGATGTGGACACCGGAGTCGTAGCAACTTTAGGAACGGATGCCGTAACCGCAGGGATGGTGTTGCCCATTCCGTTTGCCGATATTGCTCTGGCAAGGTTCTCGATTGCGTTAGCGAGGGCTGTTGCCTCGACTGTGATCTTAAATTCTGTCATTTTGAAATCCTCCTGTTTATTTAAGACGCTGTGCGCCTTTTTGTTTGATTAGTTGACAAATTATAGCTGTCGTGCTATACTTAATGTGAATTGAATATTTGTTTTGCTCCCTTACGGGAGCTCTTTTTTTATTCTTCGTCTTCATCTGATACATGTATCACATCTCCACGCTCACACGCAGGGCAATAACGCTCACGTTCAAATGCCGGTGCGCCGTGGCACTCACCACGATATTCCATTCTGTACCCGGGCTCGTCACCCGTCCAGTCGCAACGCTCGCATTTATACATGTTTCTTCCCCCTCTTTCTTTGTATCTCCGCCACCTGCTGTGCCCTGCAGAAGTGTACCTTGTCGGCGAGCTTCTGACCGTCCTTGAGTGACCGCCACGCCCCATAGCTTAGCCCCGCTCTTGCTGCTTCGTTTGCGTCACGTGCGAGTAGGGCGTTAGGGTCGTTTGCTTTCATTTGCGTCCACCCCCGATCATATCCCTATACCATACCTTCATCAGCCATCCCAGCCCGTACCAGACCGCAACAGCAACTATTGCAACGGGCAACATCTCACCGCCGATAGCCTTGTAGCCACGCTCGGCATATGCCAGTGCCGACATTGGTATGTACATCATCACGGCGGCAGAGGCTGTTACCCACAAGCGCAGGAGCTGGGACAATATGTACGCGATTATCTTTCCTATCTTCATGCTATCACCTCGATATTCAGCTTATTCAGCCGTTCAATACCACGCTCAAGACGCTTGATGTCTATTCCCCAAGCGTCATAAGCAACCTCTGTGTTGACGTACTGTGCGTTATAGTGCACTGTGCCTCGTTCGTGCATTGCTTCAAGTGCAAGCTGCTTAAGCCTGCCGATCCTGCCGTTTCCCATATCGCCGAAAATAGCCCTGATGTCCTTATTGCCTATCTCGGTGTGCTCGTAATAAAGACGTATCGCCGCCGATATATCCGCTACCTGCGGTACTCTTACTCTGTGCTTTGTCATGTTTAATTCCTCCTTTATTTTATTTATGGTTCACTAAGCCACATAAGGCTTATTCCTCCGTCTCATACAGCAGTTCACCGTCAAGTGTCCAAAACTGCATAACCTCTATATACGGGTTATTTTCTGTTCCTGCACCCTTTGTGCTTTTCGTGACTATAAGCAGCTGTTCACGCTTTTTTGATCCCACCTTCCTCACCTCCTCTGTTTGTTGCATGCGTTTTTATGGAGTACAGTTAGTATTCAAAACCTGATTTATAGCAGTTTCGATTTTGATTGACTTAATTTCACCTGTCATTATCTTGTATAAATTAGATGAATCAAGATAGGTTTCCGGCAGAAGTTTTTTAACTTCTTCTATAAGCCATTTTTGCGTTTTGTTTAGCTTCATAAGTTTGACTTTGACCTCTACTCCGTACTCAGTTAATGGTCTTTTACGTTCGCTAATAATTATCACCTCTTTTACATACTAAAATATACTATATATCATTATAGTGTTGACTTTTACGGAAAAATGTAATACACTGTAGATGCGAAATGATTATATTACGTTCTTCCGTACTGTCCATGTTTGTATTATATTACGTTTCTCCGTAAATGTCAATGGCTATTTTGAATTAATTTACGGAATTTCGTAAGACTGTACGGTTGCACAAAAAATGAGGTGTAACTATGTCAGAATTGTACATAAGAATTGAAAATTTATGTTTGAAACATAAAATTTCAGTTACAGCGATGTGCAGAGAAGCCAAAGTAAGTAGAGGATCCATCACCGATTTGAAATACGGCAGAAGTAAGGCTCTCTCATCAGAAGCAGTTTCAAAAATTGCCGAGTATTTTGGGGTTCCTATTGATTATTTATTAAATGGCGAAGAAAACATAAGGGTTGAAGCTCACAATGAGCCTATTTACCTTGACGATGAAACAAGAGACATAATTGACGAACTGCGAACTCGACCTGAAATGAAAATACTTTTCAGTGTGTCAAAGAATGTTACTAAAGAAGATATAGAAGCTACTGTTGAAATTTTAAAGCGTTTGCAAAAGGACAGTGAATGATATTGGATTATTGTATCAGATACATTTCTTTACCTACTACAGTAAAAGGCGTTACAGCTATGGATTACGACGGGTTTTACAATATTTACATAAACTCAAATATATCGTATGAGGAACAAAAAAAGGCTATAGCTCATGAAATGGAGCATATAGCCAGAGGCGACTTTTTTAGTTTTAATTCTTTAGAAGAAGTTGAACAAATGTAGAAAAGTAAAAGCGTGGAAATGACGAGGTGAGATTATGTATGAAGACTTAGATACGGCTACACGAGTATATTTGATATATTGCGGTATAGCCGATTATAAGCACTGGGTACGGGAAAGCACAAGCATCGACAATTTTTTTGATAATTTAGACCGGTTGCAATCCGCTTTAGAAGAATTGTGTACTATTGAATACGACGGTTTTTATCATCCTACACCAAGTGAAGAACTACAAGAGATTACTGCAAATTATCAAAAGTATTGTCAAGCTTTCTTTAAGCGATATTGGAATAAGACTTTGTACGAAGCGTCTAAATTAAAAACAGAAAAAGGTAAGCAAAACAAAGTAAGCAAGTTCTTTGAAAGCATAGGTCCTTATAAAGAACGGTTATCTGAAGACACTATTACGGTGATTAAAGAATTTAATGCTGACAGCGGCTACAATAATACATATTTAAGTAAATCGGAAAAGGACAAAATTTTCATAATCGAAACGGACAAATTGCTTTCCGACTTGATAAAGAACAAACCGATTTTTGAAAACACCACTGAAGAAGCCTATTACAACTTCTTTGTTAAAAACAAAGGACTGTTAGAAAGACTTTTTCAGACTTCGATTAGTGATGAAATCTTTGATGCTCTGTGCAGGTTGTATATCATTTATCCGGATTACAGGAAAATTAAACGCTACCTTAAATTGAAATATGGTTTAGCTGACTGGTTTGCATTACCGCTGAGTTTAGCACCGTCAAGAATCATATCAAGTCTGAGAGACTATAATTCCTTAAAGCATTTACATACTCCCGATGAGCAGTACACAATCATCACACATAGTGCCCCGTGTCACAAATGCCGTGAACAAAGAGGAAAAACGTACAGAATAAAGGAAGCAAAAATGACTGTAAATTTTCCGCCTTTTTGTGTACACGGATGTTCAAGTGCCGTTTTTTATCAGCCTGAGCTTTTAGCGCTTCAAAAACCGCTATCAAAACCTGATACTCTGTTTGCAGACGCTATTGAATTTAACAATGAGGGAAAATACAGTGAATCGGCTGAAGCAGGCTTTCAAGCGTGTTTATTAGTTCCAAACAGCGACCGCTATATCCAGCGGGTGCCTAACATGCTTGCAAAAGTAAACCGATATAAAGATGCTGTTCAAGTGCTTAACGCTTATATCAGTGCAACAGGAAGCGACGAAGAGAGAGTAATCACGCTGAGGGACAAATACCAAAGAAAAGCTAAACAGTAAAGAAGCGCTAAGGTCGTGAAACGCTACCTTAGCGATGATTACCCTCCGCACAAAGACGTGGATTGAAATAAATTAGGAGGTGTTAAAATGCCGATATACAAAACAAGCGTAAAAAAAGACGGTTTGCAACAATACAGAGTTCGCATAAACTATATTGACAGGACCGGTGTAGCACGTCAGCTTACCCGTATCACTTACGGAGCGGCAGAAGCAAAACAGCTTGAAGCCGAACTGATGAGTGCCTATTCAAAATCGAAGGAAGCACCTGTATCTTCTATGACTTTGGAAGAGCTGTACGCCGAATATTACATCACGAAAAAGGGCGAAGTGAGAGAAACATCGCTTGCAAAGATCAACGATAATATAAACGCCTCTGTAAAGCCGTATCTGTTTGATATTAAATTAAACAAACTCAACACAGCTCAGCTTCAGAAGTGGAAGAACATACTATCCGAAAAAGGATATAAGCTCAAAACATTACAGAATTATTACGGCGAACTCAGAGCTCTACTGAATTATGCTGTAAAAATGGACTACCTGCCTAAAAATCCGCTTTTAGCTGTGGGCAATTTTAAGGAGGTGTATTTTGAGACACCGGAGGACAAGCTACATTACTACACAGCCGATCAGTATCTGAAATATATAAGCGTTGTCAAGAAAATGTGTGAAGAAAAAGACACAATTACCGAATGGGGGTACTATGTGTTTTTCTCCATTGCTTTCTACACCGGTGCACGCAAAGGTGAAATCAATGCGCTGAAATGGTCCGATATAACGGGTAATACACTTAATATCCGCCGCTCCATATCACAGAAAATAAAAGGCAAGATAACAGAAACCCCGCCTAAGAACAAATCGTCGTATCGTTCACTACAAATACCTCTGCCACTGTTGAAAATACTCGACGAGCACAAGAAACGTCAGCAAGCAGATAAAAACTTTACTGAAGATTATAGGGTTTGCGGCGGTATCAGTTACCTGCCCGACGCTTCGCTTGACACACACAATATAAGATACGCTGCACTTGCTGAGCTTCCGCATATAAGAATACACGACTTCCGCCACACCCACGCTACCCTGTTGATTAATGAAGGCATCAACATACAGGAAATTGCACGGCGACTCGGTCATGCGGACGTTCAACAAACATGGCAAACATACGCCCACCTGTACCCACGAGAAGAGGAACGGGCGGTGAGCATTCTTAATAATATCAAGTAATATCTGTACACGATTTGTACACGATTTTTTGTCATTTAAGAAAAAACGACCCGAAATGTTTCAGCAATTAAAAGTCCGTGAATCTGCACTGCATAAGGCTTTAATAGCAATTTAAACACTTCCTGCGAATATACAGAAAACAGCTTTTATAATTCTTGTCACCTCGACCATATTTCTTTCAAACCGCATTTTTATGCGGTTTGTTTGTTTATTACCGATGTCTTCTCTGCCATGCCGTTATCGTCCGTCTGCTTGTTTTCGGCGGGCTTCTCTTCCTCTTCGGGAGTTTTCTTTTCGGGTTCCATTGCTTTACCTCACTTTCTTTGATTTTGGGTATAAAAATACCGCTCCAAAAGGGGCGGTAAAATTATTAAGTTTGGCGCAATCGATTGCACACGGGTATAAGAAAACCGCCCTTGTTAAGAGCGGTCGTCATATTTAATTTACAGTAAGCTGACTGCCGATTAGCATTTGCGCCGCCTGCGAAATAAGCGGCAGTGTGGTTGCACCTGCATTTTTCAGCATCGCCTTTACCTTTCTCCACACATCAGGCTCACGGATATTGTCAAGATACTCATGCCCGCTGTATGTGGTACTGCTTACAGCGCCGTCTATAAAATGTCCCGCCGCAAATTGAAGAGCGGCATTTATATATCCGGCTTCTTTCAGCTTCTCTATCGTATAAAGAATTTCATTATCTTCATACTTCGGGAGCTGTTCAAATATCGTTTCAACCGTCAGCGGATTTAAATTAAGCTCCTCGTCAATTGTCTTGCTTTTCTCAACAGTAAGCAGTACACTGCGAACGCAATCATAATTCAGTTTCATTCTTCGTCCTCGTCATCTTCCCATTCAGAAGCGCAGGGAGGTAAGCCCGGAGGAACAATTTCTTCAAAATAATTGTCCAGTTCGTCAATAGTTACATCAGGATGAACCTTAATATACTCAGTCATTTCTTCTTCAACCTCGTACTGTTCCGCCGCACCGAGCAAAAAGAAAAATTTATCAAATAAGTCTCTTTCTTCATTCGTTTTCCATTCGTCTTTTATACTATCAGCAAACATATTTCGTAACAATCGCTGAAAAGGAGTGTTATATTTTTCAAATTTACTTTTATTCATCTGCCTGTCACCTACTTCAATATTCGTTTATGAGTTATAATGATTCCGCCTTTATCATCCGCTTCAGCTTTATACGCATACTTATCGTCGTAAATTACGCCTTTTGAGCCTTTGGTAGCGTTAGGATAGCGTTCCTTAAATGCTGAACACAATTTACCGTATCTGTTTTGGCTCACTTGTATGCCTTTGTGATTTCTCTCCGGTGACGGCGCATATTTTGTTTTAGGCAATACCTCCGAAACGGTTGTTACCGTGCCATCATCATTAACCTTGATTTCCTTGATTTTCTCTCTTGTTTTCCCGCCTGGCGCATTTGTAAACTTACCGTTTGCGGCGTGATATGGATTTCCGCCTCTGCCTTTACCGGACTTTTGACGCTTTTCTGTTATTATATCACCCTCATCGCCGCTTTGCAAGCCCGCATCATCAATTTTAGCGTGGCTGTCGGTATTCGGTGTGTATATCTGCCTGGTCTTAGGGTCGTAAAGCCCGGCAAGCTCTTTATCAAGATCCTCCTCGCTCGGCAGAACAGGGAGCGTTGTAGAACGGCAGAACGGGTGCATAGGCGGAAGATTTACACCTGCCTGTGCACTGTTACGCTTGAACACCTTACCGTCAAGCTCACGGCATAGATCACTTGTGCGGCTGTCAAGGCAGGCGGAAAACTCGTATTCGTCAATGTCAAGCTCCTTGTAGCCGTACAGCTCCGCCATATTCGCAACGCAGGTAGTTTCCGTCCGGACAAGCCTGCGTGCCTCGAAAGCGCCGACACCGCAGCGGCTCATTATATCGTCCGCCATATGCTGTTCGGACTTTCCTGCCATAATACCCACAAGCATATCGTGCTTCAGCCCGTCTGCAAGTGCGTTTGTGTTATCCCAGACACGCCGGGAGAACATCTGACCGCTCCAGTTGGTCGACAGAATGGCTTTCACACGGCTTTCGGGAATTAAATCAAAAGCCGCGCGGTAATCCGCACCCTTCGTCACATCGAAAACCGTCTGCATATACGCATTCTGAATTATATCGCCCAGATGCTCTGTATCAACGCCTATTTCGGCGTTTGCAAGGCGTCAACGTTGCGTTTTTTTCATCCATAACGATTTTCATTTTTGCAAAACGGGTAATATAAAAACAGCACCGTGAAAGTGCTGTTTAAACGTTAATATGTAAATCTTATATCAAACTAAATCTAATATGTCAAGTAAGAGATTTTTAAAGTTGTCTATACTAGGATAAGTAAGTGTCCACGCATCACCACCATAAGCCTTGTTTCTTTTATCAACTTTCGGATCAATCGTTGATTTGTCAAAAACAAAGGAGCATTCGCCGTAATTTCCGTGTCCCATATCAGATTTTATAACCGCTATAGACGGCATCGGGAAACCGCCGAGCTTTA